CCCAACCTCCAAAGAATGGCGCGACTTTTACAAACACCTAAGCGAATATAGTGCCACCTCATGCATTGCAGGTGATTTTGCAAGTTTCGATACTAGGATGGCAGCTCAGATCACTACAGCTGCGGCAAACATTTTAGTCGAATGGTACAGAGAAGCAGGTTGTACCGAGGATGAGATTATGGAGATTAAGGGGGCATTGTCAGACATTGTTCACCCTAACATTCTTTTTTCCGGCGATTTGTATAGATTCGCCAATGGGAACCCTTCGGGAAACTTGATCACAGTCCAGTTGAATGGTATCTGCAATTCGCTCATGATGCGCTACGTGTATTACACACTCATGCCGACAGTGAAGGAACCATTTTCGAGAAATATCCGTTTGGGAACCTATGGCGACGACAATGCTATGGCAGTCAAACAACACTGCAAATGGTATAATCACACGAGTTGCCAAGAAGTGTTCGCAAATGTAGGCATCAGCTACACCATGGCTGATAAAAACGCAAAATCAGTACCCTACATTCCAATTGAGGAAGTGTCCTTTCTGAAGAGAAAATTTCTTTATCATAAAGAATTGGGTAGCATAGTTGCCCCCATCGAGATGGACTCCAATATCAAACGTTTTCATTGGATCAAGAAACCCACTGACACACCTCTATCACCTGAGGAACAATTCGGAGCCTACACTGATGGCGCTTTTCGTGAAATTTATCTCAATGGACGTGAGGTATATGAGAATTTCTCAACTAAGATCCGAGTTTTGGTTGGCCAGAATCCTATTTTGAAAACCCAAGTATCCTTCATAGGGTACGATGAGATGACAGAAGTTTTGCGCCCTGATTACGATGAGAGCTATGTCAACGATAACAAGAAGTTATTTGCAGAGAGCTGCGGTTATTGTTCTGACGATGAAGGAGAAATTTTCGAAGAACCCCTCGTACAAGATGAGACAGAAGAAGCTTATGCAGTAGTGCAGAGCTATGTGGAGCAAGCGAAAAAGGATGGCAAAACTAAATCCACTTTTTACATTTTTGCATGCACTATATTGTACATGTCCGCCATTGCCATTGCCTCTACTGAAGTAAGCATGTGGTACATGGATGGTGGTCGGGACAATCTCGCCAGGAGTGTGGCAAGGCAAATCAAACGGGCCAAGACCGGTACTGCTAACATGTTTGAAGAAGCACATACTTTAAACGGGGCACAAGGAATTTCGGAAGAATTCCGTGTCCCTATGTTTGTTGCAGAATTCATCAGCAAGTACATTCTTGGGAAAACATAAAGGTATTTCGTCCAACCCGTATCCCTACAAGTTATATACAAACGGGTGGGCATGACAAT